GGTACTTCAGGTGCAACAGGCTCAAACGGGAATGCAGGTCAATCAGGTTTAAGTAATACAACAGGAACCTCAGGCTCTTCAGGAGTAGATGGTACTTCAGGAGAAGCAGGTGCAAGTGCTCTAAGTAATAGTAGCGGTTCAACAGGTTCAAATGGTACTTCAGGAGAGGCCGGAGAAGCAGGGGCAAGTGCCCTAAGTTCAACCTCAGGCTCAAGCGGTACAAACGGTTCTTCAGGAGAGGTAGGAGAAGCAGGTGCAAGTGCTCTAAGTTCAACCTCAGGCTCAAGTGGCTCAAATGGTTCTTCAGGAGAGGTAGGAGAAGCAGGTGCAAGTGCTCTAAGTGCAACCTCAGGCTCAAGTGGCTCAAATGGTACTTCAGGTGCAACAGGCTCAAACGGAAATGCAGGTCAATCAGGCTTAAGCAATACAACAGGAACCTCAGGCTCTTCAGGAGTAGATGGTACTTCAGGAGAAGCAGGTGCAAGTGCCTTGAGTAATAGTAGCGGATCAACAGGTTCAAATGGTACTTCAGGAGAGGCCGGAGAAGCAGGGGCAAGTGCCCTAAGTTCAACCTCAGGCTCAAGCGGTACAAATGGTACTTCAGGAGAGGTAGGAGAAGCAGGTGCAAGTGCCTTAAGTAATAGTAGTGGATCAACAGGCTCAAATGGTTCTTCAGGAGAGGTAGGAGAAGCAGGTGCAAGTGCTCTAAGTTCAACCTCAGGTTCAAGCGGTACAAACGGTTCTTCAGGAGAGGTAGGAGAAGCAGGGGCAAGTGCCTTAAGTAATAGTAGTGGATCAACAGGCTCAAGTGGTACTTCAGGTGAGGTAGGAGAAGCAGGGGCAAGTGCCTTAAGTAATAGTAGCGGATCAACAGGTTCAAGCGGTACTTCAGGTGCAACAGGCTCAAACGGAAATGCAGGTCAATCAGGCTTAAGCAATACAACAGGAACCTCAGGCTCTTCAGGAGTAGATGGTACTTCAGGAGAAGCAGGAACATCAGGTGCAAGTGCCTTAAGTAATAGTAGTGGATCAACAGGCTCAAGTGGTACTTCAGGTGAAGCAGGCGAAGCAGGGGCAAGTGCCTTAAGTTCAACCTCAGGCTCAAGTGGTACAAATGGTACTTCAGGAGAGGTAGGAGAAGCAGGTGCAAGTGCCTTAAGTAATAGTAGCGGATCAACAGGCTCAAGCGGTACTTCAGGTGAGGTAGGAGAAGCAGGTGCAAGTGCTCTAAGTTCAACCTCAGGTTCAAGCGGTACAAATGGCACTTCAGGTGAAGTAGGTGAAGCAGGTGCAAGTGCCTTAAGTAATAGTAGTGGATCAACAGGCTCAAATGGTTCCTCAGGTGAGGTAGGCGAAGCAGGTGCAAGTGCTCTAAGTAATAGTAGTGGATCAACAGGCTCAAATGGTTCCTCAGGTGAAGTAGGTGAAGCAGGGGCAAGTGCCTTAAGTTCAACCTCAGGTTCAAGTGGCTCAAATGGTACTTCAGGTGAAGTAGGTGAAGCAGGTGTAAGTGCCTTAAGTAATAGTAGTGGATCAACAGGCTCAAATGGTTCTTCAGGTGAAGTAGGTGAAGCAGGTGCAAGTGCCTTAAGTAATAGTAGTGGATCAACAGGCTCAAGTGGTACTTCAGGTGAAGCAGGTGAAGCAGGTGAAGCAGGTGCAAGTGCCCTAAGTTCAACCTCAGGCTCAAGTGGTACTTCAGGAGAGGCCGGAGAAGCAGGGGCAAGTGCCTTAAGTAATAGTAGCGGATCAACAGGTTCAAATGGTTCTTCAGGTGAGGTAGGAGAAGCAGGGGCAAGTGCCTTAAGTTCAACCTCAGGTTCAAGTGGTACTTCAGGCTCTTCAGGAGTAGATGGAGCTTCAGGGGCAAGTGCCTTAAGCTCTTCTTCAGGCTCAAGTGGTACAAATGGTTCTTCAGGAGAAGTAGGAGAAGCAGGTGCAAGTGCCTTAAGCTCTTCCTCAGGCTCAAGTGGTACTTCAGGGGCTGAAGGTACATCTGGGGTAACTATAAGTGGGACAAGTGGTATTAGTGGAGGTGCTTATGTTACTACAAATGCTATGGTAAGAACAGTATCATCAACTTTAGTACAGTCATCGGATTTCACCACAATTGATAATACTCTTGAAGAGGTTTACATAGATGGTAGAACCCGTACAACTACATTAAGAGTAGATGATGCAGCATCAGTATACGAACCAACTCGTGGAGATTACCCTGATAAAATAGTTGGAGGTACTGAAGCTTACGCTGATACCTCCATCTATTTAGGAAGACCCGATATTTGGCTTTTTATCAATGTAAATGGAACCAAATACCAATTCCCAGGATATGATTAAATAATATAAAAGGAAGAAGATCGAAAGATCTTCTTCTTGATATTTAGAATTTGGCTATTAGTATAATTGTTATTATATTGAGGGATAAGAAAAATTAAATGCGAAAACTCCTTTATATTGCCCCCCACCTCTCAACTGGTGGTTTACCCCAATATCTGGTTAAAAAAATAGAACTACTTAAAAATGACTTTAAAATATATGTTATTGAATGGGTTGATTGTACTGGGGGTAGATTAATAGTAACAAAAAATAAAATTATTGACATAATACCTATCGATAGATTTTATACCCTACAAGATGATAAATCAGAATTGTTTGATATTATTAATGATATAAACCCTGATATAATCCACCTAGAAGAAATACCTGAGTATTTTATGGGTGATGAGATAGCTAGGAAATTGTATGATGTTAATAGAGATTATTTTATAGTCGAAACCTCACATGACTCCTCAATGGATATCAATAATAAGATATTCTTCCCAGATAAGTTTATGTTTGTGTCTAATTGGCAAATTAACCAATATAAAAATATTGATATTCCAAAAATATTAGTTGAATATCCTATTGAGTATATTAGCCGTCCCTGTAGAAATACATCACTAAAAAATCTAGGATTAGATCCAAATAAAAAACACGTACTCCATATTGGATTATTTACTCCACGTAAAAACCAATCTGAATTTTTTGAATATGCTAAATCCCTCCCAGATATTGAATTTCATTGTGTAGGTAACCAAGCAGATAATTTTAAATGGTATTGGGAACCCTTAATGAAAGGCAAACCCGATAATATTACATGGTGGGATGAACGTGTTGATGTAGATAATTTCTACCAATCTATGGATTTATTTTTATTTACATCTCGAGGCACTCATAAGGATAAAGAAACTATGCCTTTAGTAATACGTGAAGCAATTTCTTATAAAATACCTTCATTAATTTATAATTTGGAGGTATATCAAAACTATTTTGATAGGTTTAAAACTGTATCCTATTTAGATTTTAGCGATAAGAATTACAATAAAAAAATAATTACTCTCCTCTTAAAAACCCAAGTTCCTAAAGTTGTACAAATATCATCTGAAGAATTCTCAAAGATTTCAACAATAGACCCTTCTCTAAGTATAAAACCTCAAGAAGAAGCATATGTTATTTGTACTTACCCAAATACACAATCTAGTATAGATACAACTATTAAATGTATTAAATCTTTAAGAAAAGATAGTAAAAGAAAAATTATTATTTCATCACATCATGCAGTTCCTAAAGAACTCCAAGATATGGTTGATTATGTTTTCTACGAAAAAAACAACACCTTAACTAAACACACGTTTTATTCAAATTATACTTATAGTACTGATATTTTTGATACTAACATAAACCTCAGAGGTGAAGATAATGATATATATCATGGTCCTGCATGTTATACATTATTTTACAACCCCGCAACATTTGCTAAAAGTTTAGGGATAAAGAAACTCCATTATGTTAATTTCGACTACCTTCTTAAAGATGAAGAATACATCAACTATATATCAGAAAAACTAAATAACCATAATACATTTTTTGGTGAATACGAAGCTCAAGAAGGAAAATGTTATTATACATACTTTTTCAGCGCACATCCTGAAGCAATTTTAAATAATTGTAAGTTTATAGAAACTGAAAATCAATATAATGATTTAATGGGTGAGTATGGTTCTGAGTCAAATGGGCTTGAAAATTTATACTATCATATTTTTAAAAATAATAAAAATAATTATATTGAACCAAAAGAAAAATTTAATTTAGATATTATAAAATACTTTGAATTTGAAGACTATTCTAGGGTTGAATATTATACAATACTACCATCAAATATTCCTAATAGATTTTGTCCTTGGGTTACAATTTCAAATAATATTGAAAATAAATCAATCCATTATACAGTTAAAAGAAATAAAGACTTAATTATTGATAGAAAGTTAAATGTTACCGGTAAATTTATATTTTGGGATCTAGTTCCATATAATATAGACGATAACATAATCGTTAATTTTTACATTACAGATTTAACTACTGGGGAGTTTATCAAAGAATATAATTTTATTCTTAATAAAGATTACTTTTTAAATAACATGCCTAACAATGGTTCCTTTAAATGGAAAGGAGATAGAGGATTATATTTATCTAAAAACTAATGAGAATATGTCAAGTACACCCCGGATGTGGGATCCCCATCCCTCCTACCAGCTGGGGAGCTATAGAAAAGATAGTATGGGAATTTACTGTAAATTTGAAAAAGTTAGGACATGCCGTTGATATTAAATTCCTCAATGAAATAACCCCCTCTGAATATGATATAATTCACTGCCATGTTACTAACCTAGCAGTAGGATTAGCTGAAAGAGGTATTCCTTATATTTTTCAACTTCATGATCATCACGTTTACTATTTTGGTAAAGATTCACTGACATATAAACAAACATTAAAGGCAATTGAGGGTTCAATAAAAACTATAGTCCCAGCAAGATTCTTAGTTGATTATTTCAACCATCCAAGAGTAGAATATTTTTCACACGGTGTAAATGTAGATAAATTTTATCGAAAAGAAAAAACTACTCCCAAAGAACCAAAATTACTAATGGTTGCTAATAATGGTTTAGCAGGTGATAACACATTTGATAGAAAGGGATTTACATATGGTGTAGGTTTAGCAATGTTAAATAATTTACCTATTACAATAGCAGGTCCCTCAAATAATAAGGAGTTTTTTAACACCCATCTCTGGATGTTAAGTTATTCTAAGTTAAATTTGATTTTTGATATCCATAATGATGAATTATTAGAATTATACCATAAACATGATATATTTATTCACCCTACAATGTTAGAAGCAGGACACCCCAATTTAACTATGGTTGAAGCTGCTGCTGCTGGTTTACCTATTATAGCTAATTGGGAACATTCAACTGACTTTCATGGGGCTTGGAGATCACCACGTGATATTTTTGAAATGGATAAAGGATTAAAAGATATCATAACCAATTGGGATAGTTATAGAAACCAACTAACCCAAACTAGTAAAGAATTATCATGGTTAAATCGTTCAATAGAATTAGTTAAATTGTACAAAACCCTATAACAGTATGAAAGAAATTTTAATAAAAGAGTACAATAATTTAATCAAAGTACCTAAACCCCCCCTTATAAAACAAAACATTTTCAAATTTGACTTTATTAAAGGTTGTAAATTTGAAGTATTGGGTGATATAAAAGCAAAATATATTGTAAACTTTATCAACCAGGATACGGGAGATATAGTTTATGAAAATACAATTACAAATAATATGTGGTGTAAGACCAATATTCAATATTTTATCAAGTATCTAATAAAGGTTAAAGATGAGAACACCGGGAAAGTTGTATTTGAACATTCATATAATGCCGAGGATCAAAAGATTTATATTCATTTATCTTCTAGTGCTTTAGGTGATACATTATCATGGATTTCACATTTGGAAGAATTTAGGAAAATTCATAAATGTAATTTAACTGTATCAACATTTCATAATAAAATGTTTGATGAAAAATACCCAAAAATTACTTTCATCAACCCCGGTGTAGAGTTATTTGGTTTATACGCTATGTATGAGATAGGATGGCATTATAGTGAAGGGGGAAAAATAGATTATAATAAAAACCCTTTAAATTTTAGAAAAAACCCTTTATCAAAAACAGCAACTGATATTTTAGGTCTTAATTATAAAGAAATAAAACCAAAGCATACATTTAAAAATACGGGTTCAACCATTGATGGAAAATATGTTTGTATAGCCCCCCATGCTTCATCACACGCTAAATATTGGAACTATGAAGGTGGGTGGCAGAAAGTAATAGATTACTTAAATAGTAAAGGTTATAAAGTTGTAATGATTACACAAGAACCTTTAAATGATAAATGGCATGATTCTAAATTAGGAAAAACATTAACTGGAGTTATTAATAAAACTGGAGATCACCCATTAAGTGAAAGAGCAAATGATTTAATGAATGCTAAAGCTTTTATAGGGTTAGGGAGTGGGTTAAGTTGGTTAAGTTGGGCTGTGGGGTGTCCAACAATCCTAATCTCAGGATTTAGTGAACCCTACAGTGAATTTGAGGGTTGTGAAAGGATATATACACCTGAAAACAAATGTAGGGGTTGTTTTAATTTTACAAAATTAGATGCTGGTGATTGGGAGTGGTGTCCCGAACATAAAAATAGTTCAAGACATTTTGAATGTACTAAAACCATCCTACCCCAAGTTGTAATTGATGCTATAGATCGTCAATTATTAAAATTTTCTTAATATTTATAAACAAAATAATTACATAAATCATCAATTAAGGAGTTATTTTTAATATTTATAATAAAATTATTACATAATATGGCTTTAAATTTTACAAACACAGGAGTAGTAACAGGACAACCCGTAGAAGCTTCTCAAATCTCCCAATCTTTTGATGCGTTTACAGGTGTAAATGCTTATAATATTAACCTTTCTGGTTCTTTATCTGTAACCGGTTCTATATCATCATCACTTGGTTTTGAAGGAGATTTAACAGGTGAAGCATCAACATCAGTTAGTTCATCATTCGCAGTTAGTTCATCATTCGCAGTTAGTTCATCATTCGCAGTTAGTTCATCATTCGCAGTTAGTTCATCATTAGCAGTTAGTTCATCATTCGCAGTTAGTTCATCATTAGCAGTTAGTTCATCATTCGCAGTTAGTTCATCATTAGCAGTAAGCTCATCATTAGCAGTAAGCTCATCATTAGCAGTAAGATCAACCCAATTAGAATTTACAAACATAGCAGGAACATTAACATCAGAAGTCTTCCTTAAAGGTACTGCAGTATTTGAAAGTGGTGTGGCAACAGTAACTGATTTTTCACCACAGTTAGAAGGTAAAACCCTTGGTACTGATTGTTTTGTATTAACAACATACATGGGTACATCAATAAATGGGAGTCCAATTGGAGTAACACTAAATGAGAGTGGGCATTTAGTATTTAATGAAAAAGGAGAGCAAAGTGAAGAATTCATGTTTATGGTATTTTTCACATAATAATAATTAAAAAGTTTTAAAAATGGTAAAAAAATTAACACAGGGAGAAATCGATAGTTTAACCAAGCTTCAAAAAAGCTATGCTGAACTAACAACAGTTGTAGGTAATGTTGAGATGCAGATATTAGCACTTGAGTTACGTAAAGATCAATTTAAGAATAGTTTATTAAACCTGCAAGAAGGTGAAATTAAATTAGGTAAAGAATTAGAAGATAAATATGGTGATGGCTCTATTTCTTTGGAAGCTGGTGAATTCACCCCAAATAAATAGTTTTTGAGGAAAAATTACATATTTATTATCAAAATAATAACAACTATATAAAATGGCAGAAACATTAATTTCCCCAGGAGTATTAGCAAGAGAGAATGATCAATCCCAAATAACTACCCAACCATTACAAGCAGGAGCTGCTTTAGTAGGTCCAACAGTGAAGGGGCAGGTAAATATTCCAAAACTAATTACTACCTACAGTGAATTCCAAGCTGATTTCGGAACAACTTTCGACAGTGGTTCGGATGAATTTACATTCTTTACCTCAATATCGGCTTATAATTACTTTCAAAATGGGGGTACTTCATTACTAGTAACAAGAGTTGCTTCCGGTAGTTTCACCCCAGCTTCTTCTTCTACAATGTATAATGATGTAGAAAGCGGTGCTATAATTGCAGGAACTAGTTTATTAGGTTCATTTGCAAGTGGTGGACAAGGTGGAACAGCCGGAACATATTCAGATGTGGTATCAACTACTTCTGGTACAGGTACAGGTTTAAGTTTAGATGTAGTTACAAGTATAGATAATGGTAAACTATTAGCTACAGCTGATGCATTATTAGCAAGTGTTACAATTCAAATATCAGGTGGGGCTGCAGCAACTTATCCAGGTGTCGCTCTCTCAGGAGGAACTGAAGGAACAGGTGCTGTTGGTACTATTATATTATCAGATTCAACAACAATATCATCAATAACAGTTACAACCACAGGCTCAGGGTTTGTTGCTACTGAAACTATCACAATCCCCTCATCATCTTTAGGTGCATCAGGTTCAGGTGGTACGGATGCAGTATTTACCTTAGTAGCCGGTGATTTATTTGTAGAACCTACATCAATATCAGCTCAAGATGTAGGTGCAGGGTATGCTGTAGGTGATACAGTAACAATAGACTCAACCTTAATTGGAACACCAGCAGCTGATTTAGTATTAACATTAGTAGATGCTGATATAGTAGATGCAAATGCTTTTACATTAGAAACAATTGGTCAAGGTATCATTATGAATAATGATGGTGCTTTAAATTCACAAGGTGCCTTAACTAATGGAACTTCTGATAACATTAGATGGCAAATCACTAACCCATCAACGGGGTCAGGTACATTTAGTATAATTGTAAGACGAGGTAATGATACCACAAGAGCAAATTCAGTTCTAGAATCATTTAATAATGTATCGTTAGACCCAAAATCATCTAATTACATATCTAGAATAATTGGCGATCAAACCAAAGTAGTAAGAGGAGAAGGAACATCAGATGTTTATTTACAAACATCAGGATCCTATCCAAACGCCTCAAGATATATAAGAGTAAGTAATGTAGCCTACAAAACACCAGATTATTTCGACAATAGTGGAACTCCAAAATCACAGTATACAGCATATATACCAGTAGCAGCTTCAGGTACATTTGGGGGTGCATCCGGAACAATTTTAACTGGAACTGGAAAATATTATAACCAAATTAATGGTACAGATACTCAAGGGTTAAAAGGTGATAATTATACAACTGCTTTTAATTTATTAGCAAATAAAGATGATTACAAGTATAATTTAATATCTGCACCTGGTTTATACCAATCAGATTATAGTTCAGTATTAAATACTTTAACATCAAATACCGAAAATAGAGGTGACAACATTGTAATTTTAGATCTTGAAGCCTATAATTCTTCAATAACAGCAGTTACACAAACCGCAGCTAGTAAAGACACTTCATATGCCGCTTCATATTGGCCATGGTGTATGGTAACAGACCCCGATTCAGGTCAAAATGTTTGGGTCCCAGCTGGAACACTAATGCCAGGAGTTTATGCTTCAAATGATAGAACAGCAGAAGCATGGTTTGCACCTGCCGGTATTAATAGAGGTGGTTTAGGTAATGTAATCCAAGCAGAAAGAAAATTAACTCAAAATAATAGAGATACATTATATCAAGGTAAAGTTAACCCAATCGCAACATTCCCCGGAAGAGGAGTTGTAGTATTTGGTCAGAAAACATTACAAACTACAGCATCAGCTTTAGATAGAATAAATGTTAGAAGATTATTAATTTCACTTAAAAATTATATCTCACAAGTAGCAGATAATTTAGTATTTGAACAAAATTCATCAGCAACTAGAAATATATTCTTAACTCAAGTAAACCCATATTTGGAATCAGTACAACAAAGACAGGGTTTATACGCATTTAAAGTCGTTATGAACGAGTCAAACAATGGTCCCGACATAGTTGATAGAAATGAATTAAGAGGCGCTATATACGTTCAACCAACAAAAACAGCAGAATTTATTTACCTAGATTTCAATATACTCCCAACAGGAGCTGAATTCCCTGCATAAAAATAAATTTTAACAATAATTGGAAATGAGGTGCGTTTAGCACCTCTTTTTCGTATGTATAACTGACCCAAACGACATGATATGAAAAAATGCTCTAAATGTAACCAAGATAAGGAATATTCAAATTTCTATAAAAAATCATCTTCAAAAGATGGTTGTTCACATATATGCAAGGGGTGTAGAATAGAATATAACAACAATTCCAAAGATTTAACCCAACGTTACTATAAAGAAAATAAGGAAAAGTATCAAGAAAGTAGTAAAAAATACTATAAAACCAACACAGAAAAAGTCAAAAACAATAGCACAAAATGGCAAAAACACAACCATGAAGAATATAAACTAATACAAAAAAAATGGCATAAAAATAACAGGGAATACCATAAAGTTTGGAGAAAAGATAAATGGGATAATGACCCTAACTATAAATTAAGGATTTTATTAGGAAATAGATTAAATGAAGTCCTAAAGAAAAATAAAACATATAAAAGTAGTAACATTATTGCTCTTCTAGACTGTTCTTTAGGTGAATTAAAATCCCATCTCCAACAACTATTCAAAAAGGAAATGTCTTGGATCAACCATGGAATTATATGGGAAATAGACCACATCATACCCTGTGCTAATTTTAATTTGTCACTCGTTGAAGGACAAAAAAAATGTTTCCATTTTTCTAACCTCCAACCCTTATTTAAAACCACCAAAATATCCAAAAGTTTTGGTTATGATAGTGAAATAGGAAATAGAAATAAGTCTGATAAATTTATGTGATTTAACCCCCCCATCATATATGTATACACGATAACAAAATTAAAATAAAATAAAATATAAAATTATGGCTGTACTAGACCCCAATGAGATCTTTTTTACCGCGTTTGAACCAAAGCAAGCAAATAGGTTCATAATGTATGTAGACGGGATTCCATCCTATATTATAAAGGGTATTAGTGGACTAGGTTTCGCACAAGATGAAATCACACTTAACCACATTAACACGTACCGTAAAGTAAAGGGTAAGTTAAGATGGAACGATATTACAATGCAACTATTTGATCCAATTACACCCTCAGGAGCTCAAGCAACTATGGAGTGGGTAAGATTACACCATGAGTCAGTAACCGGTAGAGATGGTTATAGTGATTTCTATAAGAAAGATTTAACTATAGACGTATTAGGTCCTGTAGGTGATGTTGTTTCTGAATGGATTATTAAAGGAGCATTTATTAAAGATGCATCGTTTGGTGATATGAATTGGGACACTGATGGTGAAGCAATGAATATTGACATGACTATTGGAATGGATTATTGTGTTTTGAATTTTTGATATAAAACAAATATTTTTAAATTGAGCTTGGCTAAAACAGTCAAGCTCTTTCTATTCTCATATATAGTAGAAAATAGAAAGTAAGAAACAACTTGGCTTGTGCAATACTTTTTCTTATATTATATATGTATACATGAATAATAAAGTTATAATTAAATAAAATTTATATGGAAGAATTTACCCGCCCCACTGAAAACGTAGAATTACCCTCAAAAGGTTTACTGTATCCTGAAGAAAACCCATTATCTTTGGGCATAGTCGAAATTAAATATATGACAGCCAAAGAAGAAGATATTTTGACAAACCAATCCTACATTAAAAAAGGTATTGTATTAGATAAACTCTTACAATCACTTATAGTTGATAAAAAAATTAATTATGATGATATAGTTGTAGGGGACAAAAATGCACTACTAATAGCAGCACGTATTTTAGGTTATGGTTCAAACTATGAATTTGAGTATAATGGTGAAAAAGAATCTGTAGATTTATCTATATTAGAAAACACACAATTCGATGAGGCTTTAATTACAAAAGGTATCAATGAATTCGAATACCAACTCCCAAAAACAAAAGCTAATATATCCTTTAAAATTTTAAATGGGAGAGATGAAAAAGCTATTGAAAGAGAATTACAGGGGCTTAAAAAAATAAACAAGGAAGCGAATCCTGAAATGTCAACACGATTAAAATATATTATAACATCTATTGAAGGAGATCCTGATAAAAAATCAATTAGGGAGTTTGTAGACAATTATCTACTAGCCCAAGATTCCCGAGCACTAAGAAACTATATTAAATTAGTTCAACCAGATGTTGATCTAACTTTTTTTCCCGAGGGAAGTAGTGATGACGCAATCATCCCCATTGGACTTAACTTTTTTTGGCCTGACGCTAGATAACTCACCGGGGGCAAGATTAAATTTATTTAATTCAATACATGAAATTGTATTTAATAGTAAGGGGGGGTATGGTTGGGAAACTGTTTATAATATGCCTATATGGTTACGTAAATTCACTTTCAACAAACTTAAAAGCCATTATGATGAAGTTGAAGAAGGTAGAAAAAAATCCAATAGAGAAAGGGACACACAGATTGATTTAAATAATCCAACCAACCCCACCCAACCATCAAAAAGTATATCCCCCCCTACTTATATCTCAAAAAGAACAAAAAAATAGGTTTTTCTAATATTTATAATAAAACAAAGTTAGAATGACCGATAACAATTTAGATCCCAAAAAATATCAACAGGTAGTTGAACTCCTTAAAGAGATAAGAAGAGGTTATGAATCTTTAGGCCAGGCAAACCCTTTTACAGGCCAAACAGCCCGTGAGTTTATTGCAACTATGGGGGATGCTGATGATGCCATTATTAAATTAGTTGATGGTGTAGATGATTTAGACAAGAAATTAGATAATGTTGGAAAAAATGCAAAGGGTTACTTTGAAACTTTAATAGGTTTAAATGGTGCAATAAAAAAGCAAAATGAAAGTCTTAACATTACTAAAAAAGCAACTAGCCAAATTCAAGGAATTGCTGAAAAGTTAAAAGACGACCAGGAAGGTATTAACAGACTAAATGCTAAAGAACTTAGCCAACTCCAACAAAAATACAAATCCCAACTTTCTAACTTTCAAATAGCTAACAAAGAAATACTTTTAGGGAAAGATGGTGAAAGATTAAATGAAGCTAATCTAAAAAAACGTTTAGCATCATTATTAGTAGCAGAAAAGATTACTGAGGGTCATGCTGATATGATAATGGAGATGCAAGCTGAATCTTCAGTTTTAACTGACATAAACCAAAAATTAGCAGATAGAACAGCAAAAGAAGAAAAGATTGCCGGGTATAATGAATTAACTAATAAAGCACTAGACTCAGCTGGTGGGTTAATGAAAAGTATAGGATTTGGTAAATATGCTGATATGTTTAAGGACATAGGTAAAGAAGCTAATGAATTAACTGAAGAACTTTACGACCAACAACAAGCAGCTAATGATTTTAATATAGAATTAAAAAAGGCCCAGAAAAACGGTGAAAGAACAGGTGAAGAGCTTAAAGATTTAGGTAAACTAGGTTTAGAGGATGCCGACATTGAGGCAAAAGTTTTAGGAGATACACTTGTAAAGGGAGCTACAAAGTTTAAGAAGGAAATGTTAGCTGCTTTAGATGTAGCTATATTTAAAGGATTTAAAGATGGAATAAAAGCCTTTGGAGCAGCAAGAGAAGATCTAGCAAAAACTTTTGGGTTAGGAAGAAGTGATGCTAATGGTTTAAAAGAACAAATGAATTTTATGGCTAACTCAGCAGGTGAAGCTGATAGTAATTTAGGCCATTTACATTTTACTATAGCGGATGCTGTTAAGGGTATACAAGAATTTAATGCTGAAATAGGAGGTGCTGTAAAATTAACCCAAGATGAATTAAAAACATTTTCATTATTATC